AGTGTTCCATGTTCCTGCCTTTCATTTCTTCTACACGACATCTAACTGCCCAATCATTAGGGCCGAGAGTAGCGTCTTTCTTAACACCAGCAGCACTGTCGCCTTTCTTTGTGTATCGGGAAAGCCACATCTGTTGGCTAACGAATCTTTGTGTACCGTCAATCCAGTCAACCTTTTCGCCGGTTTTCATCAAACCTTTCTTCCCGTCACCGATGTCCATAAATTCCTTGACATCTTTTAGATGGAAGGTAAAGAATACATAGGGGACTGGTATGCTATTGATTCTGTTGATTACATCTTTGAAGATTTGGTTACGTGTTCTCCATTCTTTTTGATTAAAAGAATCACCTTCTTCTCTGATAACGCCTCTGCTCAATAGAGTCTCAGTCATAACAAATTCACACCACTTAAGGAATGTAGAACCTCCGTCAAACACAACGGCACCTATCTTACCTTCTTTGGCTTCCTCTGCGATGATTCTAGTCATCCACTTGACCTTTTCTACCAAAGCCATCCAGTTAGTAGTGTTGTCTTCGTTGAAGATACTGTCGTCACTCTCATCAAACAAAGGTAGAATCTTAAGATTATCAGCGTCACCAAAGACGTGAGCAGCAGTGTTTTCCGCACTACTGTCCACGTCTAAGACTACAATATCCTTTTCCTTTACCAATTTGGTTGCGATGTCTAGCGCAAGACCAGACTTACAACAGTTCTCCTTAGCAACAAGAGCCATACGGATTGGCCTAGAAGACTGAGAGGATGTTGACTTTAGGATGTTAGCGTAATAATCACGCCCATAAGTCGGCCCCTCAGACTTCTCGACCTTACTGGCCGCAGCCCAACCCATCAGTCCCAACCTCCTACTTCACTAGGTTGTAGGGCGTCGGAACACCACCAGCCGTTGATTGTCAAGCGGTACTCATCGTCTCGGGTCTTCCAAGGCTGACCTACAATCATCAGTTCAGAACCTACGCTGAAATCGACTTTGGATTCTTCGACGGCAGATACATAGATGTCAAGGCTAGGTGCCATGCTCATGATGTCAGTGTCGCCGACTGTGATGACATAGCCACCGTTGTCCCTTGGGTCAATATGGACTACTTCAACAGTAGTGGCAACCCATTTGTCCCACCAATCACTGTCTCCGTTGTGAGTCTCGTAGTATTTGTCGATACCTTGCAGACCATCAGCCAACCATTCGGAACTGATTTCCTTTACCAATGCATCAGGAGCCATAGGGAACTGCTCTGCAAGATTCTCGTCAGCAGTGAACATTGTCACCTGTGGTTTAGCGTAAGCGACTTTGCCATTAGCAGCAGGTCTCATAGCGATGGTGCCGGGCGTGAAACTAGGGTAATCTACCTCTGCTTGCTTGCCAGAGAATCTGAATGTGAACAAGTCAAACTCAGAGTCACCTTGCTTTCGACCAAAGAACAAGCAAGTTCTTTCTCGCTCATTGTGTGGTCTAGCAGCACCGTATTTGAAGTTCTTGTCGCCAGATGGGAAGGTAGGTGTTGTCGCATTCCAAACAAGGTAGAAGTGAGAGTTTGTGTCAATCTCAACTGCTTTTTCTGGAAGACTACTTACTTCCGCTTCACGCATTCCTGCTTCAAAAGAAAGTTTGTTGTCGAGGCTAGGATTACTATACTTAGTATAGCCGTTGCTAACAGGGTCGTATTGGAAATACACAATCTTGCCTTGTTCTACCAACGAGTGAATCAAACCTTCGGTAGCACCCTTAAGAGTGTTGCTCATCTTTTTGTAAGCCATCTCAGCCCAATCCTTGTATCTTGGTACTGTAACAAACATACCTTCGTAAGATACACAACCAGACCTCTTGACTTTATCGAACTGACTTTTCATCTGTCGACCTGCTACTCGCAGAGCCAAAAGTTCACATTGTTCTTGGGTTTTACCAGCAGAAAGCCAATTACTGCCTTCCGCATCTAGTATGGCACCCATTTTTGCCGAGAGTGCTTCCTCGGTACAACCTACGTTCTTCGCTATTCGTTCTATCATTTTATTATTGTCAGACATATTATTCCTCCGTTTTGCTCTCCGTCTCGCCTACTTATATAGTTATGGGGTCTATTTGTGGATAGACTTCACCAACACTAGATAGGCGACGACAGAAATCCCATACGACAAAGTGCGGCTCTACTCCCATGAGTAGGTCACGCCTTGCCTGTGTAGCAGCATCTACTAGAGTCAGTTTAGATTTGTTCTTAGCCTCTGACCCGATGCCGTAGAAGAAAACCGCATCAATGGCTTCCTTCAATGAATTGAGCGGGCCCATCTCAGAGACCGCCCTATCGACTGACTGTTCCTTAAAACAGAGTTTGAGTATAAGTTCAGCATCGACCAGTGGTTTGTCGATGGATAAAGTAAATTGTTCACGCTTGTCATCAGGTAAGCAAGCATAGGCCTGTAAAGCACCAATAGCATTTCGTAAGTCACCACTATGCGCTCTAACTATACGATTGAGATGCGGCAAAGGAGGATAGACTCCCTCAAGTACACATATTTTTGATAGTCGCTCAAGCATAAGTTCTTCCTCAATCACATTGAATGTTCGTACATTACACCTAGATTGTAACCAAGGACTAACCTTTGTCAAGTCGTTACAGGTCAAGATAAAGTAACCTTGAGCATCTTCGATGACACCTTTGAGTGCTGACTGCGCTGCTTGTGTCAACTGGTCAGCCTCATCTAAAAAGAAAATAGTTTCATACTGACCAAGCCTTGACATCGGTGCTATTTCCTCTTCGATAAACTCGATGCCTCGCTGACGCTTACTACTAGCATTATACTTGTGTATTACCCAACCTAGATTGTGAGCAATCATCTCAGCCATTGTAGTTTTACCAGTGCCGGGTTCGGGACTGTGGAACAAGTAATGTTGCATGTTAGATTTGCCACTCATAACGGCAGACATTTCAGAAGTAATATGCTCCTGTCCTTTGAATTCGCCCATTGATTTAGGTCGGTATTTAACTGCCCACACTTCGCTCATGGTTAGTCGGGTGTCTCGCCTATTTATAGACCTTCCCTATGACAAGTGAGACAAACATCCAAGTCTTCACGAATAATACGTTGCCTACCACAAGAGTCACACTTCTGAGCATCTGCCTTCTGCTTGGGACTCATGATGCTATAAGGAGTAGTGTATAACAAATCATCCTTGGAGCGTATAGTGTATCTGTCAATATCGAATATCATGTGTAGTGATTTGTTACCTAACACTGACTCAACCTTTTCAGTCCCAACACTTACAACCTGCGGATTTTTACAAAGCAACGCTGATAAACTATTGGGAGAAGGCACTTGCCTAATAGACTTAATCTCCTGTAACTTATCAGCAAGAGATTCCTTAGTCATAGCCCCATGATACCAAAGGATGTCAATAATTGCCCGCCTAACACGCTTGTTGTTGGCAGACATGAATCGTTGAGAACTAATCCGTTATTTAATCGTTGTTGAGACCCCACATGGACATAGCCACACCAGAGTCAATATCGTCATCACCATCACGGTCAGTAAAGCCCAATTCTTGAGCATGGCGATATTGATTTGAGTAGACCGGACTCGTCATCATACTGAACTCATGACCCTTACCAAACAGTTGCATCAACCCTCCAAAAAGAAAAGAGGCTATGAAACCAAAGATAATTATATATCCAGCGTCCATTATACCACCCACTCGTTAGTTCTGTTGTAATCCCACAAGGCAGACACATTGTTAAACCTGTATGTCAAGACTTGCGTGTAATCATCATCGGTGCCTCTAGGTCTGACCTTGATGTTAGCCCTCATGAAAAGATTAGGTACACCCTCAATCAAATCAAGTCGTTTGAGTGTTTCGTCATTGACCTCATACACCTCACCATAAACCACTCGGTCTCCGGGGATAAGGCCGGGATAAGCACCAAAGTCTGCTAGTACCCACCACTCATCGCTTTCATATTCACCAACGTATTTACTGTTGCTCATTCCGTGGGAGTGTAGTCTCCCTCCTGCTTTCAATGTTCCATATACAAATATTTTGTTCATTATATCCATTCCGTTATTGTTTCGACAGTTTTGTTGACGCCTTTAGGAAGTGCTTTTGAGTTATGTCGTAAGTCGTTAGTGACTTGAGGCACCCCTTTGATAATGGCTTCAGCATACTTGTCTGATTGTCGAAAGTCAGACGGCAATTCATAAGGTTTGCTCTGCTTGGAAGGCCAAACTACTGCTTCCCGAGATGGACACACGCTATACGTTATGCTTGCATATAGATACTCATCGGGTAAAGAATACTTACATCGTGCAATCCTGCGACCCAACTCAACATCCTTGAAACTATTAACAAGCAAAAAGGAAGATAGTAGCGGTAGTGGAACTGACTTGATAATGCCCCAAACCCTAATGCGATTACTCCACTTAAACAGACCATCAATCGGCCTGTTAAAATTAGACTTAGGTTTATTCAAGTTCTTATCGACAATAACGTAGTCGCTAGACTTGTCCGTTAATTTAGGAGGCTTACTACATACTACGACTAACCTGTAATTGATAACAGGAGCCCAATACAATACGTCAGACTCATTGAACTTGTTACTATGTAGAATGTATGTAGTATTAGGAGCGATAGGTGGTGTTGACAAAACCCTACCTAAGTTAACAGTGGCAGAATCACGGTAATCAGCATCATCAGCAGTAAAAATAATCACTCCCATTGTATCACATCCATATTAACAAAAACCCAATCCATGAGTCTCCTAAATTGGTTATCAGTTAGACCCCATACTTCCTTGATAGAAGAGGGTGGGAGAGGGTAGTCTTGAATATACCATTGATAACCTTTAGATGTTTCGACAAGCACACAAACTAAGCCGTCGTCAACCATTTGTTTCACCAAAATTGGGAATTCAGATTCCCTTATTGGTCTAGCCCAAAGTGATTGTTTTGACCCGCTACGCCATTGTCTCAATCAACCACCTCATAGTCATCAGTATCTATGACTGTGGTTGGTTGTTTAAGTGTGGCAAGTCGTAACTGTATTTGGTCTAGGTATATTGGCTCATTACGGAGAACGTCTACTAATATACCCATCACCGCCTCTACCTTACGGTCAGCAAGTATGAGTTGTGAATCAACACCAATCTCCTTCTTCAACTGACCTACTAATTTAAGGAAGCCTTGACCTTGACCAAGTAATTTGGCAGCGTCAGAAATCCACTCAGATGTGAGACCTTCTGTTTGCTTGCGAGCCTCAAGTTCATCTACCCAAGACACAAGACGCTGAACCAAGTCCTCGGCTACATTCAATGTACTTATAGACTCACTACGCATTTGTTCAACGTAGTATGCCTCTTGAACATCATACTCAACGTGATGCTCCATGTGATTTTGTACCGACGCTATCGGCCAGTTCATCTTAGTCTCAAGGAAAGAATAGGTTTGCTCACCACGATGTAACTTGGATTCAATCTCCCTTCTCAGAGGGTGATTACATAGTGGACATTCGGGCGTCTCCAAGACCCACTTGAGAGTCATGATTGACACCATATCAGTCTCGTTAGAAAGACGTTCCTCTATCATTTGCTTAGACTTCACTTGCTACCACCTATCCTGCTTACAACATCCTCATTATTATAGTTTAGGTAAATCAGATTGACCTTTTGACCATCACTATATGTGAACCCCTGCTTTTCTATCAAGAACCTATCGTCGAATCTAAACAGATGAGCAGAGCCCTTCTTGGGAGGTTTGTTCTTTATCGGCAGACCACGCTTGCGTGTTACGTTTTCGATAAGAGCAGCCGCTATCTGAGGCCCATGTTCGTGAATGTATAACACACAATTGTCCCTGAATAGTTTGTAATTCAATCTAAATCCACTTTTCATCATCTGCTTTCTGTTTTCTGTTTTACTCATTGG